CTACAGCCTGGGCATCATCGCCGGCCGCGGCAACGGCAAGTTTGACCCCGCCGCTACCGTTACCGGCAACGAGGCCGCCAAGATGCTGCTGGTGGCCGCCGGCTACGACGCGCAGCTCGAGGGCCTGACCGGCAACGACTGGGCCATCAAGACCGCCTCTCTGGCCTCTACCCTGGGCATCTTTGATGACCTGACCGCTCCCACCGGCGATCCTCTGACCCGCGACAACGCGGCGCTGCTGATCTACAACGCTCTGGACATCGAAATGATCCAGAAGTACGAGAACGGCTACGCAATTGCCTTTGGGGATCACCGTACCCTGCTGTCCACTAAGTACGGCGTGTACAAGGTGGAGGGCGTGGTCACCGGCAACGAGTGGGCCCAGCTGGAGGATACCGACAGCGAGGACGCCCTGGCCGCCGGCAAGACCAAGATGGATCACGTAAAGGTCTACAAGTCCACCACCAGCAACACCGTTGTGGGCGAGTATGAGACGGAGAAGAACCCTGTTATCTTCAACGTGTCCACTCCCGTCGACATGCTGGGTCAGACTGTGACCATGTATGTGCGCAAGACCACCGTTCTGGCCAACTCCGAGGTTCTGGGCGTGTACGTGAACGGCAACAACAACGTGGTCAAGACCACCGCCGACACCCAGGACACCATGAAGGACTTCCTGAAGGGTACCGGCCTGAGCGTGGACGGCGATACCGCCTACTACGTCAACTACGGCGTGATGAAGAGCGAGACTGCCGCCACCAAGGCCATGGGCTTCGAGTCCGGCGACCGCTTCAACAGCGTGAAGGGCAAGACCAACGGCTACGGCGTGGAGCTGACCGCCATCGACAACGATAACGACGGCGAGGTTGAGTACGTGCTGTACCTCCAGGAGACCCTGTCCCAGGTCATCGCCAAGAGCGCCTCCAAGGAGACCACCACTCTGAACAGCTTCAACTCCAACAAGGCCATCGACGACGAGGACATCGTGACCGAGGCCAGCCTGGATGAGGGCGACCTGGTTCTGACCGTCTCCTACGGCGGCCGCTACTATGTCTCCGAGCCCCAGGTGATCACCGGCCAGATGGAGTCCTATGCTGCCAACAAGGAGAAGGAGCAGACCATCACCGTGGGCGGCACTGAGTACCACCCCTCCTACATCCAGTACAAGGCTGACACCGCTGACAACACCTATGAGTTCGACGTGCTCAAGTGCGACAACGGCGGCGTGGAGTTCGACTCCGACTACGACTTTATCCTGGACAGCAACGGCAACGTCATTGCCTACCGTCCCTCCGAGCAGGGCCTGTACGACTACGCCCTGGTTCTGGACTCCGGCTATGAGCCCGGTGCCTTTGCCTCCGACGCCTCCGGCAAGATCAAGGTCCTGCTGGCCGACGGCACCGAGGGCGTCTACACCTTGAACTTCTCCGCCTCCGCCAAGAACGTGGGCGAGCAGGTTGCCGGTGCGGTTTCTAGCACCACCTACAGCAAGAATCAGGGCATTCAGGAGCTGAAGGGCTTCCTGGGCACCTCTGACTCCGACAACTCCGCCACCGCCCCCTGGCAGACTGCCATCAGCGGCGCCGGCGCCTTTGCTCACAAGGATATCGATGCAAGCGGCGGAAACCCCAACGCCGCCGACTACAAGGACGGCCGCGCTGCTGGCTATGTCATCGCCTACTCCCTGAACGATGACAATGTGCTGACCATTAAGTCCATCGTGGGCAGCAACGACGAGGTTTCCGTGGTGACCAGCGTCTTCAACCCCGCCGACGTGAAGCAGCAGACCATGAGCAGCGCCTATGAGACCGGCGCCGCCCGTATCCGCTACAACAGCAACAACAGCCAGATCACCGTAGACAAGAACACTGTGGCCTTCTATTATGACAACAGCACTCCCAGCGATATCACCTACGGCGTGGCTGTCGGCTACAATAAGATGGCTCATGTGGATAACAACAAGATTGTTTCCGCCCGCTTCCTGGACAGCAAGTCCACCCTGGCCTCCACCGTGCTGTTTGACGCCAAGGGCGTGGCCGTGGAGAAGGACTATGCCTTCGTTCTGAGCCGCAGCAGCGTGGACAGCAAGTATGCCACCCTGAACGTGGTTCTGATGGATGGCACTGTGACCACCCTGAAGATCACCCGCAGCGACTACAACAGTATCTTCAACACCTCCAACGATTTCAGCATTCCCTATGCCTACACCACTGACGGCAACGGTGTTTCCGACCTGACCAAGCCCAACTTCTCCAGCGATGGCAACCAGGCCAGCAACCTGGAGATCGTCCGCGGCTATGCCCGTCAGTTGCGCACCGGCACCGTGGCCCTCTACACCAACAAGACCATGACCAACCTGGTTAACGGTGCTTACGGCGACGGCACCTTCACCTACGAGAACAACATCTGGAACGTGGAGGACGTGGACAACAGCTATGAGAAGGCTCCTGTCGGCTCCTTCTCCGAGAACGTGGGCCGCGAGGTTGTCATGGTCATCGACAGCGACAAGAACATTGTCCGCGCCGCCTACATCCTGAGCACCCTGGACGGCGTGTACGCCGGTCAGATCAGTGTCGCTACGGCCGCTGAGACTGGTGTGAATACCAACAGCACCAAGCTGGCCACCGCGACCGTGACCAAGCCCGTCGGCGGCACCGGCGCCCTCACCTACGAGTGGTTCAAGTGTGATAACGCGGCCGGGAGCAATCCTGTCTCCCTGAAGAACGATGCCAACTACACGGTCAGCTCCTCTGGTGTCACCAGTGTCCTGAATGTGAAGGCTGGCGTCCTCACCGCTGGCGATCACTACTTCAAGGTCGTGGCTACTTACACTGAGACCGGCAAGGTTGCCACCACTGCTGACGATGTGGTGAAAGTGACCGTGACCGCCGCTCCTGCGGCTGGCAGCCTGAGCATCTCTAATACCGATCTGGCCACACCCACCGTGATGAAGAACGGTACCCCGGTGACTGTTGCCGCTGGTACATCTCTGTACCTGGGTTTCAGCGAGGGCGACAAAGTTCAGATTGTTTCTAGCGACATCAATGCTAACAGCTATTGGAAAGTGGCTGGTACTGTTTATCAGGCCTCCGGCGCTGGTATCCTGAGCTTCACCATGCCCAAGACTGATTTGACCATTGCGAAGGCTGATCAGCAGGTGAAGTATACCCTGGGCGAGGGCGTGTCCCTGACCGGCACCGATTACGATGCTGCCACCGGATATGCTCCCGTGGGAACACAGGTGACCATTACTGTGGCCCCTGCAAACGGCACCGGCGTGCTGGTCAGCAACGATGGTAGGCTGAAGTCTGCCGCTGTGGGTACTACTGTCGGCAAGGCGATTGCTACCGCTAGTACCTTTACCCCCACTAATACCGAAAGTGACGTCTACATGAACGCTGCGGCTAAGGTAACAACCACTGGCGTTAATGTGAAGCTGGGCAGCAATGCGGGTAGTGTCGTGAGCGCGAACGATTACGTTCTTGTTGGCGAGAAAGTGTTTGTCGAGGCAACCGCGAACGGTACTCTCGGTGACGTAATTCTGGCCAATACCTATACGGCTGATGGTGAGGACAAGAAGACCTCCTCTGGCGATGGTACGACCAAGGCCAGCATCATCTACACGATGACAAGTGCTGACGTAGACTTTACTACTGGCGCTAACAATCCGAAACCCTAACCCTAAACAACATCCCCCCGGGCTATACCCGGGGGGATGTTCTATTTCACCGCGAAATAATGGTATTTGGTGCCGCTGTAGTTCATATAGGAGCGGTTCCGGCTGTCCTGGGTAACGGCGAAGCCGCTGGCCTGGATCTGGATGGCGGGCGTGCATGGTCCGTTGATGTCCTGATAGAACACTGGCCAGCCGTCTACCGCCAGGCCGCCGCTGATGCTTTCGCCGCCGTTGCTTCCATAGCGGTTGCCAAGCGCCATCTCCACCAGAACCGCCCTGGGCCGGAATCCCAGGTGAATCGTGCGGCTGGCGGCATTGTCGCCGGTATAGGCTCCTGTGCTGACCTCGGCCTTCTCCCGTTCCAGCCGCTCCGCCTGGGCCTTGGCGGCCCGCATGCCTGTGTCGATCCTGGCAAAGTCCTGATTGAAGTCCGTCCGCAAAAAGCTGTCGGACGGCTCCCATTGGTGCAGTTGATAGTGTTCCGTATAATTTGCCATATTTTTTACATCTCCTCCCCATGTAGGGACACCCCACTATCCGCCGCATGCCCAAACCCGGACAGTCTACAGCTGTGTTTGGAGATTCCGTCTACCAAATGTCTACCACCTGAGGCCCTGAAACCCTTCTGGTTTCAGGGCCTCAGCCCTTTTTCCCTGTCAGGATTGTCTGCCAAATGCCTACCAAGTAAACCTTTTCATGCCGTCACCGAGTTTTTTAGGTGAAAACGAGCAGATATTTGTACCTATTTCTCCTTTGTAAGGGGCGTCGTACTCCCCTTTCTGTTGTACCACAGACCAACAATTTTGTAAAGCCTCTGAGTAAAAATACTGATATCCGACATCACCACGCCGGATATCCTGCACAGGAACAAGGTCATGCAAGTGGAGACCAAAAACTATTGCATGGTAGTGAGGGCGGAAGGTCGTGGAGCCATACTCACCACAAGCAAAATAGCGAATGTGGTCATCGGGAAAAGCTTTGCGAAGACGCTTCCAAAACAACTGTAAATCTCTTTTACACAGTGAAAGTGACTGCATCGCCTCTCCGGTCTCTGGATCAGCATACCAGTGACGGGGTACATGCTCCTCATCATAAGTCAAGGTCAAAAAATAAGCCGAATCGTGATACTCAAGTTCCATCATACAGCGATTGGCCCAATCACGAGAACGAGCAATGCGGCAGCCCTCACACTTACCGCAAGGGATTTCAACCCAATCAAGCCAAGCCTTCTCCGAATAAGCAGAAATCTCAGGAACATCGGAAGTACAAATACGACCTTTGCGCAGCTCCAAGTGATGAACACCATAGGAAACTATCTTCATATCGGCCTTGCCATTCTTCGTGGTGCCAATCCTAAATCCCTTCAAGGGATGAAAACAGGCTATAAAATCACCCTCTCCGTACTCGGTTGGTCTGGTGGTGTCAGTGGGAACCAATATATCAAGATAGTATTGGTTCCCACGACCCTCCAATTTTCAGCCTCAGACGTTAGCGCTTTTTGCTGGCAGCCTTACCAGACCAAGTATCACCAACAGCACCACCAATCATCTTAGCATAATCGAAAATATTATCACCCCAAGGAAGACCAAGCTGGTCAAGAGCTTCACGACCAGAAGCAAGTTCAGGACCGAAAGCCTGCCAAGCATTAGATGGAAAACTCTCCCTTATATCAAAATCGTGTTTAAAACCAGCTTCCTGCAAATCTTTATTCACAGAAGCATTAAAGGCAGCAATATCTTTCTGCGTCATGGACTGCACGTCATAACCATACTTTTGCGCGGCAGCATGAATAGAAGCCGATACCTTAGCGGCGGCAGCGGACTGATCTGCGGCGTACTTTGTACCAGCCAAATGAGCATCCGCAGTGTACTTCTGAGCCATAGCCTGAATGTTAGCAGTATTGAGCTGAGTTTGGGCTTGAAGTTCAGAAGTATATTTGGACATAGCCGTATATTTATCCGCAATAGCCTGATTAGACTGAGCGGTAACACGGGTACCCTCAAGGCTTAAAAGAGAATTAAGCAAGCTCCCAAACAAGCCAGCAACAGCACCAGTAGCACTATTATCCACACTGCCCATAGCACCGGACGGGGCAGAGGAGCTAGCCGTTGCGCCAGAAGTAACAGCGGCACCGCTACCACCAGTGACAGAAAGAACGGGATTAAGGCCAGCAGCAATTAAATCACGCACCTCTCGTTGATGGGCGGTAGAGCTCATACGCTCCTGCCAATCTCTATTTTTTTGGGCCTCTTGAGAATTGTATTTTCTTGCAACCCCAGCTTGCTGCTCCTGCCAAGTCCTAAGCTCCTCCGCCTGTTTGGCGGAGGCTGCAGTATTCTGGCCGGCAATACCTTGAAGGGTACCAACTAAAGATCCGACAGAACTAAGCCGGTGTTTGTCAAGAGACCCTGGCCTAACAATAGCACCAGGGCCCATCGAAGTCAACACCGAATTTGCGGAGTTAAACATAAAATCACCTCCGATTAGTGATGGTCAATAAGGCCAGGGATACTATACATAGGCATAGGCCGAGTAGCCTTACACTGGACGTAGAGATCGGCAAACATTTGGTTAGAGACAGAACTTGTAACAGCAAGTACGCGGTCAACATTGGTTTTATCCTCACGAATCCAAGCATCAGACAGCTTGGGTAAAGTGGTGTACTCGTCGGCAAGATGCCAGACATCCAAAGAGGTCGGAGCCTTAGAGCGCATTTCACCAACAACACGGGACGGCTTGTAACGGTAATCAGCCCAAGCTTCCTGATAGCCAAAAACTTCATTGTCCTGGTCGGTGCCCTGGGCGTAAATCTCCTTATTCAAGATAGGCTGCTCGCCGATATTCGCAAAGACCGGAAAATAATAGTCCAGGCGGTCACGACGAGACCAAAAACGCTCAAGACCTTGCTGATAAGTATGGTCATAACGAGCAACCATGATACCAATCACAAAGCCGTGCTCAACGAAAGACTTGATAAAGTCACCATGAATGTCAGTAGTAACAGAAAAAGCGGCAGTATCGCCGAGAGGAGTGCCAGAAGATTGAGTAGCCGAGGATTGGACAACCTGATTGATATTAACAGGAATACGGTTGCCACCAAGATACTCAGGACGTTGGAGACGAGCATCGGGAGAAGTAACGCCAAAATGAGACTTAAGAATTTCAATGTAACGCGTACCTCCTCTGGCGTCCTTTTCATAAAGCTTCTGAATCTGAAAGGCCATGCGAAGCTGGTTAATAGTGGCTGCGGAAACAGAGCCATCATCAATCGCCCAAAGATTGGACGGGATAAAAGGCTGATAGGGGCCATCAGGAACAGAGCCGGTCGTGGACATAATATGACGCTCATCAGAAGTAGAGTTAAGGTAAACAGCAAGATTAGTACCAGACGAAATAGAATTAGCATTCTGATTAACCATCTTAAGATACTGCGTACCAGGAGACGGAACATCCTGCGCCAACGGAACAACCGGAAGATTAGCACCGGAAGAAACAGGAATAGTTACATCAGGACCTTTCTGGGGAGCGGGCAGCGCAGAAGTAAAATAATCATGGAACTTAGCAGCCTTGAAGGGCATACCACCTTTGACAACATCGGTGATATAGTTAGTGCCATTGGAACCTGCAAGGGTAGCATCATCCACAGGGATGTTGAGAGGGTCGGAAAGATTCTCATCGCGAAACCACTCATTCATAATGAGCGCATAAGCACGGAAAGGCAGCGCATTAACAGATAAATTGGCGACACCGGTAGGGATGCCCATGTAATCGGCAATGGAACCAATAGACCAGCCACCAGAAGGAGCAGTCACCTGGGGGACAGAATACTCGGTCGTAGGAATCCAAGCAGACTGTGTATTCTCACCCATAAGCTCACGCCAATGCTGCCATACAATACGGTTAGGCACGAAGTAAAAATAGGTATCCAAGTAGAGATTGTCCATCATGGGAGTGAGCAGAGTTTGCAAGCGGGCAACCATAGATGTCTTCACCTGGAAAGTATCGCCGGGAAGAACCTCATCCACATAGAAGGGGATAACGTCTCCGACGTTGAAACTAAGTTTAACACTATGGTCACGCCGAAAAGTGCTACGAGCAATATCAAGGTTAGTAGGATTAAGAGCAAATCTTGTATTTTCATTACGAGACAATTTAATACCTCCAGTCTGTAACGGTTGTTCAAAGGGAGGGGCCCATGGGGCCCCTCGCTCTCTGTTGCTCACACGGCCAGGGCGGCCGTGTAAGCTACTTTAATCAGATTCAGCACCCTGCGAGGCCGCTGGCGGCTCACCAGCGGAATTTTGGGAGGCGGGTGGTGTAACCATACCCATAGCCTCTAACCAGCTCTCAGAACCTGCCTGAGCGAGCCAGGCGTGGAATGACTGGCCGAACTTCTCACGGGTCTCAAGGGGTAAGCTCATAAACGTCTGCTCAGCCTCTATCATGTGATTGAGCAACCCGGCATAGGTCTGGGGCATCTGGCTAAAATCGCCGAACATACCTTGCACCTTTTGCAGGACGGCAGTATCACCAGCGTTAAACCTATCCATGATTTTATGGAGGTCGACAGAATCCTTGTGACTCTGGATGAAGGCATAGAGATCTTCTTTGCCGCTCTCCTTGAGGGTCATAACGCCGAAGCGATCAAACTCAGGGGAATAAAGAATCTTCTCGCCACAACCAGGCTCAGAACAAAAATGCTGCTGTTCGCGGTGCCAAGTCTCAAACATTGACTTCCTCCTTTTTCATGACACGAAGGACCTCTGCACCGTCGGAAACGAGCTCATGAACAGGGGCAGGGACAAGAACACCCTTGTCAGTATCAAACTCACCAATACGGAAAAGCTGAAAATCGGAAGCGTGGGTAAAAAGCACGCCGTGAGATTCCATTATAGCATTGGCAAAGTTGCGAGCAGCGATATAGTCATTCTGGTCAACGGTGGGGGTGAGGAAGCCCGAACGAACATCGCGAATTGAGTAAACATTAAACATCATATTTTTTCACTCCAATTAAAAAATTTACTTGATAAACCTCCAAAAAATACATCCTACATGAAGAATCATGCGCATCTCGGCAATGGTGTAAGTACGACAAAAGGGCTTTTCACTCATAGGATCCATACCGGAGCAGACATACCGACCTTTGGCAGCTTCTTCAACTTGACAAACGGAAACACCCTGAAAACCGAGCCGCTTGAGATAGCGCCTGAACTCCGAAGAAACCCAGCTATCTGACTTAGGGGAAGCTACCTGTAAACTGGTAACAGCAGCTTGAAGAGAATCATTCACATCCTGATACCTCCACGATAAATTTTAGGGTTCACATTGATACGCTTAGAATTGACGGCGGTATGGCGAAATACCTGTCTATCTTGAGAACGACGCATGCGCTTGGCCATAATCTCACCTCCTCAAAACAACGAAAACTGACAAGGACGACCTACTTTATCCCAATTTTCATAAGCAGCGCGATTAAGAAAAACAACATATAAACCACGCGAATCAATAAATTCTAACGAGCCAAAAGCACAACAACCACGCCAAACGTAAGTATTATGCTCACGAACATAACTACGCAATGAATCCGAATCAGGAAAGAAAATAACGTCTTTCATAGTTCACGCCTCAGATTTCTTATACGGTTATGGAGCACGCGCTCCTGGGTCTCGAGAATTTCTTCGTAGGTCATGGTGGACTGGGCCAACTTAGCCTTTTTGCCTTCCTCGGCAAAGTGCTTGCGCTTTTCTTTGATAGCAGCCATAAGCTCAGGTTGTTCCAGGTCAAACAGCTTATCAAAATACTTAGGAGGACGAATCTTACGGCCACCATCGGGAGTAGAAATAGAAATGGTATCATATTCCATGCACTCGGGATGATCTTCATACCACTGGCGGCCAATACCAGGACGACGGGACATGTCGACATACTCTGGATCGATGTTAAAAGTCTGGTAGACATCAGCCTCAGGGCCAGAGGCTTTCTTGAGGACATACCGGGCGACGTAAGCGCATGTTTCCCAGTTAACTTGACCAACCAAGACATAGCCAATAGGCTTCCGGATGCAAGGGGTGTCGTACGCCCCTCTGGCTCAAAATTCAGAAGGAGGAAATCCAAATGAGAAACCTCAAGCGGACTCTCAGCCTGGTAATGGCCATGGCCCTGATTGTGGGCATGATGGTCGTCTCCGCC